GACTCTTCCTAGAAGAGTCCTCTTTAGCAACTGTACGTTGCTTACGGGTATTTCTCCCGTTATGACGTACCTCTTTTTAAAGGAACGTCATCATGATAAAAGCGCACGCTGAGCTCTCCGAAATGCAATATTTCGATTTGTTCAATGTGGATGTTACCGAAAGCATATTTATGTCTGACGGTAGCACCTCTAGGCCTGATGGGTCTTTAATTACTGTCAGCGAAGCTGACGGTGTTGACAATGATGGTAATCCCATCTATGTGGAAAAGCCGATCCCTTTCACAAGGGTTATTAAATCAGCTATTCCGAGACTTAAAGGCTTTAGTTCTTTTATCAAGTACTGCGACTTACAAGAGTCGTTTAACTCGCCTCTCCCAGTTCGAGATGAGGATCTCGAAAAAGTCGATATTCGGAAGATCAACCCGAAATTGACAATGAGACGACCGAAACCTCCGGTGTTTAAACCACTTAAGCTCCAAAAGATTAAAAAGCCAATACTAAAGCCTTTTAAAATTGAGGACCTTAAGCCTGTTACTCCTCCCCGTAATTCGAAGGCCTTAGAGCGTTGGAATATCTTTACGCTCCCGAGGATCTTAGAAAAACGTCAGAGAGTAGTAGCTAGGATTAATCAATATCGTGAAGAGAGATTCAACACGAGAATGATCAAATTTGGTTTAGCTCTTGCCAGGCAAGCTGAACTTCGCCGAATACACAAACTCAACTTTGAAAAGAGTTGGGCTCGTTATGAGGCAAGGTTACGGCGCTGGGAACTTCAGGTTGAACGATATAAAATCGGCATCCTGAAGCGTGGGCATAACCATGGGTGGAGCACAGAGAACCCTTACCGATTTATGACATTACTTCGTCATGGTGAGAGTCCTCCCGGTGTTCTTACTCAGAGTTATGATTATAACTATGCCGCTTGGGCCGCGAATGGATCGAAAGATCCACCGTGGGGGATGAATGTCTACACGGCCCCTTATGTTGTCTCGAAAGAGCAACTTGGAGCCTTGAAGACGCGTACTTTCCTTTCGGAAGGTATGTGGGCATCTACTGAAGGTGCCTTCCAAACTGTATTTAAGGAACTTGAGCCTAAGGTAATCCGAAAGGTTTACTCTAAACTCGCGAACCAAAAGGTACATATTGGAAATCTCATCGCCGAACGGCATCAGACCTTGGAGCTTCTTGTTACTAACTGGAAGCGTATAAAAGATCTTGTCTTATTAAAGAAAGGTATTTTAAAGGGTATCTCTAAAGCTGTTGTATCCCCGCGTTTTTGGGCTAATGAAGTATTAGCCTTCAAATTTGGGGTTGAACCTCTAATCGCAGATATTCAGTCCGCAATCAAAGTGTTAGAGAGTGGGCTTGGCGATTATGAGCTTGTAGTTCGCACGAATAGCACTCAATCATTTTCTTTCGATTATGATATGGGTTCCTTTAACGGCAAAGCTACGATCTCCTATGTGGTGAAATACCGCATAGACAACGTTTTAGCCAAACGACTTGATGAGTTCGGTCTTCTTGATCCAGCTCAAATAGCGTGGGAAGTAACTCCTTGGTCTTTCGTTGTTGATTGGTTGATACCTGTAGGTGACTGGATTGAGTCTCTGACCCAAACAGTCGGTTTGTCGTTTAAAACCGGTACCCGCAAGATAAAACTAGTCGGCACTTGGAAGATTAAACGAGTTTCTGGTGGAGTCCACTTTCTTGATGGCAATCCAAACGGGGAGCCTCAGATTAGTGGGTCGATTGGTACTTATAGTGGTGTCTTGACTCAGCGTCAAGTCCTTACGGACTGGCCTGATCGTGACAAGATTTTACACGTTAAGTCGCCTATCAGTTGGTCCCATGGTGTCGAATCTTTAGCCCTGCTTGTGCAGAAGCTGAGAAAGACTTAATTAACCTTTATTTTGGAGTTCAACCATGCCTCAATTTCAACCTTTGGTTGTGCCTGCGACTACTAGCAATGGCAACATCTTGCACCTCACCCCGGTGAAAATTGCCGGTGGTGTCGCCTTCTATTCTGATTTCACTGCTCCTACGCCGGCGCTTCAAGCGCAGATGTCGGTGTCAGTATCTCAGCCTACGAAGACGAGTCAGTTGTACAAGACTCGTATCAAAATCTCGCTACCGATGTGCAAAAGTGATGCAAGTGGGAACGATCTTCCTGTTCTTGACTACATCACTACCGCTGACGTAACGTTCATCGCGCCGGCTCAGTCCAACTTCGCTTCTCGTTCGCTTGTCCGCGGTTTTCTGCAGAAGGCTCTCGAGTTGCTGGGTGAAGACGTCGTCGACAACGTGATGCCTATCTACTAAGTAGAGGGCAGATTTTGATATAGAGGTTTATATGCCTAAGCAAAAGTCTCGGTGCAATCACCAAACACGACATTTTGAGAGTCGTGCCGAAACTCTGAAAGAATTCCGGAGTTTCCGCCTGCATCCTGCCGTAAATCGGAAGGTAATTGAAGACTTCTTCATTTCTCTGGGTACGCCAATCGCTCTCTCTTGCTACTTGTTATACAAGTACGAAGAGTACGACCAACTTGTCCAGAAGGATATCGATCCGCGTTCGTACAACGACGTTGACCGATTTCGAAATGATTTTGCAGCGATCAGCTTCCTAAGGAAACATGGTGGTCTTCCGACTTCCATTGACCGTAAAGAAGTTGCTCTACTCGGTTTTGTAAAAGCCGAGGAAACCTGCAAAGTGTCAAATCAACGTATTCGGGACTATCTCTCATCTGGGAAAATTTACCCCGATGGCGAGCGAGTTTTAACAACTCTCGTTCGGAAAATTGAGCGAGTCCTTGGTACGTTTGATATTGACGAAGTTCTTCAATCTTGCAGCTGGGGGCCTGGTGTGTCGCAACTCATAAAGGGAAACGATACCTCAGGTGCTCGGAAGTTCGACGTCGAGTGTGAAATAACACGCGATGCGTACTACCTGTTCGGCGAAACGATGAAACTCGCCTTTCCACTATGGAAGGCTTGGGACAAAGTTAAGTTCAGCGCGGGTAATCATATCATCACTGTGCCGAAAAACGCTAAAACAGATCGAACCATTGCCATCGAACCCGGTTTAAATATTTGGGTTCAGCTTGGCATTGGTAAGGTTCTAAGAAGGCGTCTACGGTTCGCAGGCTACAATCTCAATAGTGACTTGAAGAATCAACGTGGTGCCTATTTAGGCAGTCTCGATGATTCTTTAGCTACAATTGATTTCAAAGCTGCGTCTGATACAATAAGCCGAGCTGTGGTAGAATTACTTTTACCTCCAGTCTGGTTTACGGTGTTGAATGCGGCCCGTAGTCAGTTTTACACACTAGATGGGAAAACTCAACGTGCTGAAAAATTCAGTACGATGGGTAATGGTTTCACCTTTGAGCTAGAATCATTGATATTTGTCTGTGCCGCTCTCGCAATCTGCGAAGTTAACGGCATAGACGATTCAAATGTTTCTGTCTTCGGTGATGACATCGTCTTGCCATCTTGTTGTGTTTCGGAGTACACCGATTTGGTAGGCTGGCTTGGATTCACGGTTAACCGGGAGAAGAGTTTCTCTTCTGGTTATTTCCGTGAATCTTGCGGCCAATACTACTTTAAAGGTGTGGACGTAAAACCGCTATTCCTCAAAAAGGACCTGACCTATGCTAAAGACCTATTTAGGTTGGCTAACGGCGTTAGGAATCTTAGTCATCGCCACAATGCTAATTGTGGGTGTGATTCTAGGTTTCGCGCGGTTTGGTCACTACTTGTTTCAAGTATCCCCCAGCGATTACGCTTCAGGGGACCTGTTGCAAGTGGTGACGCTACTATCCACGTCAATTTAGACGAGACTGTAGCCCGTAGATCTCAGGAAGGCTGGTGTGGTTATAAATACACCGGAGTCCCTGAGATCCCTATTAGCATAGAGAAGAGCAGCTTAGGCTTACTACTCGCCAGGCTGCATAGCCCGTCCGCGGATATGCCTTACGGCAATAATGTCCCGCTCCGAGCGAGAACTCGCATGCTCCTGAAAAGGAACATGTTTGTTCATCAGTGGTACGACTTTGGACCTTGGTATTAAAAGGTCTTGATTTTGGGCGCTGAATGAGCGCCCTGGTTGTGGTTGTAGAAATACTTCCACTTAATTGTGAATCCTCTGC